TCGCCCACGAACAGCCTGACGCGGATCACCGTCATCCGCCCGTCAATGCAGGCCGGGTGCCCGTCCAGGCCGGCGGACGCATTGACCGCGTTGGCGGCAAGCTCGCTGACCACGAACTCGACGGTGTCTGACAGCTCGCTCAGCCGCCGCATGGCGAGGGTGCCCCGCACGTGGCCACGCGCGGTGGCCGGCTGCGCTGGTGGCAACTGCTGGTCGCCACGCGCATGTTGGAGCACGACGCCGAGGGCGCGTTGGTCTGGTGGGTCACGCTGCTGACGATGGCGCGCCAGTGCGGCAAGTCGTGGCTGCTGCGCGAGGTGTGTTCGTGGCGCATCCGGCAGCGCGAGCGGTTCGGCGAGCCGCAACTGGTGTTGCACACCGGCAAAGACCTGTCGGTGGTTCGTGAGGTGCAGCGGCCGGCACGTGCGTGGGCGCGGGCGATGGCCGAGACCGACGACCGCTGGCAGGTGTACGAGTCGAACGGGCGAGAGGAGATCATCGCGCCGGGTGACGGGCGGTGGCTGCTGCGCGCACGGGAGGCGGTCTACGGGTACAGCGCCAGCGCTGCCGTTGTCGATGAAGCGTGGAAGGTCAGCGCCGAGGCGGTCGAGGATGGCATCGAGCCGACGATGGTGGAGCGCGCGTCCGCGCAACTGCTGCTCGTTAGCACCGCGCACCGTCGTGCCACGTCGTTGATGGTGGCGCGCCGGCTGGACGCCATCGCCGCGCTGCGCGAACCGCGAGAGACGTTGCTGATCGAGTGGTCAGCACGACCAGACCTCAACCTGGACGACCAGGACGGCTGGCGCGCGGCGAGCCCGTCGTGGTCGCACCGGCGAGAGGTGTTGATCGAGGCGAAACTGGCGCGGGCGATGGCCGGCAACACCGACGACCCGGACGAAGACGACCCTGTCGCATCGTTCCGTGCGCAGTGGCTGAACATCTGGCCCGAGCAAGCCGGCAACCGTCGTGGCCGCGCCGAGCCGCTGATAGCCGAGACGGCTTGGGCCGCGCTGGCCGACCTGTCGCTAGCGCCACCGGCCGGCCCGCTGGTGCTGTGCGTTGAGGATCACTTCGGGATGGGGGCGGCAGCGGCGGCGGTCGGGCGCATCGACGGTGACCGGGTAGCGGTGTGGGGAGTGATCACGGACCGACGACCCGACGCGTACGCATGGGTTGCCATGCTGGCGCTTGCTCATCCTGCGAGCAGGCTGCTGCTCGGCGCATCCCTTGATGGTGACCCGGCCGCTGCCGTTGTGCCCGTCGACCCGGTGACCATGCACGGCGGTGCGCTGCGCGCGGCGCTGCCGATGCTGCGCGAGTGGGTCGGCGCGTCACGGTTGGTGCACGACGGTGGGGACGCCATGGCGCGGCAGGTGACCAACGCACGGGTTGTGCCATCGCCGGCCGGTGGTCTGCTGCTGGCGCACGACGGTGGCCGCGCCGACCTGCTGCGCGCGGTGGCGTGGGCACTGCGCGAGACGGTCGTGGTTGCGGTCGAGCCGACTTTCGAGCCGTTCAGGATTCTGTGATGACCGTCGTACCGATGACACGTGGCCCGGCCGTGATGGGCAGCGCCGGCATGGGTCCACCGTTGGGAATCTCGGGCACCTGGCCACCCGGGCTCACCAGCCCGCTGGTGTGGGACGTGCAGAGCGCGTTGCAGATTCCGGCTGTGGCACGTGCGGTCACGCTGTACGCGTCGATGGTCAAGCAAATGGCCATGGACGCGTATCGAGGTGTGCAGCCGATAGCGCGCCCGTCGCTGCTGGACCGGCCGGACCCGACGCGCGCCCGGTCGTGGTTCGTGCAGGTCAACGTCGAGGATTACCTGCTCAACGGCAACGCCATCTCGTACGTCACCAACCGTGGCGCCGATGGCTGGCCGCTGTCGGTCACGTGGGTGCCGGCGCAATGGGTAACCGTCGTGTGGTTCCCCGACCAGACGTTGCCGACGTACTACGTGGGCGGCACCGAACTGAACTCGGGCGACGTGATACACGTGCGACGTGGTGCCGACCGGTGGTTGCCGTGGCGCGGTGTCGGCGTTGTCGAGCAGAACCTGCGAGCGCTAGAACGCGTGGCCAGTGAAGACGAGTACAGCCGCAACGCTTTCTCATCCGGTGTGCCGTCGGTGGCCATCGTCGCGCCCAACCCTCGGCTGAGTAGCGAAGAGGCAGAGCAGGCAAAGCAGGATTGGCTCACCAAGTTTGGTGGTCCGGAACGGCTGCCGGCTGTGCTGCCGGCCGGCACGGTCATCACACCGCTGGCGTGGTCTCCCGAAGATTCGCAGATGGTCGCGGCGCGGCAACTGTCGTTGCTGGACGTGGCCAACATGTTCGGGCTTGACGGGTACTGGTTGGGCGCGCCGACAACCACGCTCACCTACCGCTCACCCGGGCCGCTGTACCTGCAACTGCTGCGCACGTCCATCGAGCCGGTGCTGCAAGATTTCGAGCAGGTCTGGTCAGACGCGTGGCTGCCGCGCGGCCAGTCGGTGCGGTTCGACCGTTTCCAGATCCTGCGTGACGACTTTGCGCAGACCGTCACCACGCTGGTGGCCGCGACCGGCGCCGGCATCATGTCGACCGAAGAGGCGCGGCAATATCTCGGGCTCGGGCTAGCGTCGGTTGGCGTGCCCGTCTCGACCGTCTCGCCGGTCGGTACGCAACCCGTTGATGAGGCAACGCCGGAAGACGTGCCACAGCCCAACCCAAGCGAGGTGACACCGTGAGCGCACCTGGCACCGTCGACCGCATGCTGCTGACCACGGCGGTGCATCTGGTCGACGTAGACACGCAGCGCACCGGGCAGCGGGGTGAGACGTTGACACGGCTCGCCGGCCGCGCGGTGCCGTTCGACACGTGGGCGAACAGCGGTTATCGGCTGGTGCGGTTCGCGCCCGGCTCGCTCGACAAGTCGATCAAGGAAGCGGCCCGGTCGCTGCCGCTGCTGCTTTGGCACGATGACCGGTCGTGGCCGATTGGCAGCGCGGTGGAGTGGCGCGCATCGGCTGCCGGGCTCGACGGCGTGTGGGCACTGGACGAGTCACCCGAGGCGCAGCGCGCCGGCCGGATGGCCCGTGACGGCTTCCTAACCGGCATGTCGGTTGGCGTCGTGCCCGTCCGCAGTGATCACGACTTTGCGCGCGAATGGGACCTGGACAACGAGGCGAGCATGGACCGGGTCACCTACAACGAAGCGCGGCTAGTCGAGACCTCGCTGGTCTACGCCGGCGTCTTTGCCGACGCGCAGGTCACGTTCGTGGCCCACGCCAGCCGGCGCGAGCGGCCGGCCCGGCCGGCTCTTGCGCAGTGGCAGGACTGGCGAGCAACCTTGGCCCCGTAAGTCGCGCCGGACCTCGGCTCGACGGTCACGCCGGCCCGCGCCGGGCTCACCGGTCCACGGTGAGACTCCACCCGGGACCACCTGGCCGCACCTGAGGCACCACCCGACGAAATCCCATCGTCCGTGTGTCTCGGGAGTGATCATGTCCAACGCCGTACTGGACCGGCTGCTGACTGAGCGGTCAGGTCAGGTCGATTTCATCGACCAACTGCTGGCGCGGGTCGAGCAGGAAGACCGCGACCTAGTCGACGCCGAGCAGGGCAACCTCAAGGCAGCGCGCGAGCGCATCAAGGCTCTTGACGAGCAGATTTCCCCGCTGGCCGATTTCGAGACGCAGCGCAATGCGCACGCCGAGACGGTCGCGCACCTGCCCGTGGGCCGGCGCCCGTCGAGCGGCGAGCCGGCGCACCTCGGCGGTGGCCAGCCACCGCAGTACGGCACGCCGGGTGCGTTCATGGTCGACCTGCTGCGCTCACGCGGTCTCATGGCCGGCCAGCGCGGTGGCGACCCGGACGCGCTGGCGCGGGTGGCGTTCGCTGTCGCCGACCAGAAGACCGGCGACGTAACCGGCATCCTGCCGGCGCCCATCGTCGGCGCGGTGGTCTCACTCATCGACGCCAACCGGCCGCTGATTACCTCGCTCGGCGGTGGCCGTCCCATGGGCGGCATCCCCGGGACGACGTTCAGCCGGCCCAAGGTCACGCAGCACACGACCGTGGGTGTGCAGAGCGGTGAGAAGACGCAACTGCCGAGCCAGAAGATGACCATCACGCCCATCACGTTCACCAAGTCGACCTATGGCGGCACGGTGGACATTTCGCGCCAGTCCATCGACTGGACGAGCCCGGCAGCGTGGGACATCTTGATCCGTGACCTGGCCGACGTGTACTCGGTGCAGACCGAGACGGCAGTGGCCGGCGCGTTCACCACGGCAGCCAACCTCAACACGCCGATTGCTGCGCCAGCCAACACGCTGGCCGGCTGGACGGCTGCTCTGTACCAAGCGGCCATGCACTCCTACCAAGCCACGTTCCGGATGCCAGACCGCATCTGGTGCGCGCTGAACGTGTGGGCCGCGCTCGGGTCGCTGGTGGACTCCACCCGCGTGGTGCTGCCACCGGACGCGTACACGACCGGCACCGTCGATGCGCCGCTGGACTCGTTCGACATTGGCGCAAGCGCGCTCGGTTCGTTCCGTGGCGACGTGCTCGGGTTGCCGCGCATCGTCGTGCCGACGCTCGCGGCCGGTACGTGCATCGTCGGCAACAGCGCCGACTACGAGGTCTACGAAGAGGTGATCGGGCTGCTGTCGGTGGTTGAGCCGAGCATCCTCGGTGTTCAGGTTGCCTACGGTGGCTATGCCGCGTTCGGTGCGGTCGCCGGCGCCGGGCTCATCCCGATCACCGCACCGGCTGGTCTGCCCACCTCGCTTGAGGTGACCGAGGCGCCGGCCGTGCCCGAGCAGGTACCGA